GAGCGTATTGACTCATACCGTAGCTATGTGGAAGACATGATGAATGAAGAAGTGGTTCCTCGCTTGGAGGCTATGGGCTATATTCCGAAAGGATTGATTTTCAAATATGCAGCCAGAGCGGAGATGGCTAATTCTGACAAGATTCATTTGTATTCGTTCCTTAGCGAGCGATATGAAATATCACCTGAAGAAATTGAGAAGGAATTTGGTGTCAGTGTGGGTAAACAGCTCAATGCTGAACAAATCAACGCACAGATTGAAGCATCAAAGGCTGCTGCTGCATCTATGGCGGCAGGTGGCGGTGCAGCAGGTAATGGCGGTAGAAATCCACATGATTCAGGCATGATGTCTGATAATGAATATCGTCTTCGCTACGGGCATGAGCGCGGAACCACAAAGAGAGAGCTTGAACGGCAGTCGCGCAATGTCAAGAACGCTATGGAAAATTTTCTGACGGAAGGGGAATAGCCGGATTCCCCTTCGCGGAAAACAAAGAAGGCGACGATGATGAGGACAGGGCTGAATATTTAGCACTGCTTCGACTCTTTCAGGAATTTGTAGACAGCTTGGGCGATACCCCTGCGATGGAGGAAATATATGTCAGACTGGTTGATTTGCGCGCTCAGTTTATGATTGAACACGCTATCCGTGGTTTTAACATGGACTGGGATGATGCTCTGGAACTGTTGCACAGCAAGTCTAAGGGTTTAACCGCAGAGGATAGAGAGAAGCGTGACATTTTGGTGGCAGCTGTAAAAAACATGATTGAGTTTTCAGCGGTTGCTGAGTTACAGGCTCTGGACGCAAGCATATCTGGTGAAGGTGAGATTGACGAGGGTGAATTTGAGAGATACAACAGTCAGTATGCCAATACGGAAAAGGCAGATGCTGCATACGCAATGGGCATGGCTGCTGCATGGGTGTCTTTTGCTTCTAATTCGGTCCTCACGTTTATGACGCAACGAGATGAGCGCGTTCGTCCTTGGCACGCTGCATTGGATGGCACAACTTATCCTAAGAGTGAGTTCCCAGAATGGCTGATACCGCCAATCGAGCACGGATGCCGATGCTTCCTTGTGGACGAGAGTGGCGATGCTTATATGCAGGCTGCTGGCGATGTCCAGTGTGCATTGCAGATGCCAAAGGAGATGAACCCGACATTTAAGGAGAGCGTATGCAAGGGCGGCAGAATCTTCAGTAAGGCACATCCTTATTTTAAGATTCCAAAGTCAAAGGATAAGAAAGTTAAGGCAGTTATTAAGAAATTGCAGAAAAAATGGCTATCAACATAACTCCAGCGCAGATGGTTGAGCAGTGGGCTACCGCCGTTGAGCGACTGAAAAGCAGGCTGCATACATTTGCATATCGTGCTGCGGTAATAAACCAATCAGTATTTCGCGGTTCGTTTTTCCTACAACGGTTCTATACAGCGAGCAGTGAACCGTGGGTGCCTCGAAAAAGAGAACAGTTTTTGTCACACCCTAAGCTGCGCCGCACGATGGCAATGTATGAGTCTATTAAGATAGGCAAGCCAGAGGTGAGCAAGAATGTGTACCGTTCGACAGTTTATACTGAGCCTGTAACGGAAACAACAAAGCGCGGCACCCGGACACTTTCCTATGCTGGCTATCATAATGAGGGTAATTCCAAGACCAACTTACCACAGCGTCAGTTTATGGGGTTCTCAACGGTAGCTGGAAGTGCAATGAATCGAGCAGCAGCAGATATATTCTTAAACTTTATTGTATGATTGTAGAGAAGAACCAGCCGGAAACTCCTGTAGTTGAGAGTGCCGGCGATGATAAGATATATTATGAGAAGCCATTAACGGTGGATGAGGATGAGGTTACTCTGGAGGAGGTTCAGTTGAACCCTATATCAGAAATGTACTATGCCTTTCGACGTGTGCTTTTGTCGATTCCTGAAAACGAGAATGACCCTAATTCCAAGCCGTTGTTCAATATGGTTAAGCTGGACACAGGACAGTTTGACAGAATTGTGTTCGATAAGTACAATTCTCAGGACGCAATAGCCTTTCCAGCAGCGTTTATACGCTTTACGGAAGTCCGTTATTTGGTTTCCCAGCAGCGTTTGGGCGAGGGACGGGCTACGGTCCGTATCCGATTTGTCTTGAACGACCTTGCGAATGAGGATTACAACCACGAATGTCATGGCTTTGAGGTTTTCCAGAAAATCAATCAAGCAATTCAAGATGCAAAGGGTCGCGAAGTAGCCTTGTCGGAAAGATGCACCTTGCAGTATTTTGATATGCCAGAAACAATGAGCCGGGGCTTGCAGGCATATTGGATTGATTATGGTGTTTACTTTGATGATATATCAGCATGGAAATATCGTAATTGGATTGAAAGGTATTTGGTATTTCCACCATTTACGAATCATTCAGATGCACCTCAATTTGATTTTGAAGGGCATGGTAATCATTATGAAGTATCTTATGATGAAGCTACGAAGTTCGCAAATATAACTGACGATGAAGAAGAAGAGGAAGAAAGTCTTTTTTAAAAAATCACCTCTTTTCTGACTTTTTACTATTCTTGAAAAAACTTTAATATGGAGAATTTACAGTATATTGTAGGTACAGCTGAAAAGGGTAAACCTGCGGTAATGCGGTTTTACGGCGCTGTCAGCAGTGGAACTGTTGAGCGTTTCAATTCTGAATTTCAGTGGATACATGACTACGTTCAGCCGTCAAAGATTACCGTATACATCAATTCAGAGGGCGGTTCGGTATTGAGCGGTATGGCAACATTCTCACTTTTGATGTCGTCTTCAATTCCTGTTGCGACGGTGATTGACGGTATTGCCGCAAGCATGGGATCGGTGATTTGGGCAGCAGGTAGTGAGTTGTATATGCGTGACTATTCACTTTTGATGATTCACAACCCATTCATCAAGTGTGAAAAGGACGAGGCGATGACCGAGGATCAGAAACAGACAGTCAATGCGTTCAAACAGCAGCTGGAAATTGTCTATACTAAGCGATTTGGTATGACAAAAGAGAAAATTCGTGCGATTATGAGTGGCGCAGAGAATTGCGATGGTACTTATATGACCGCTAAACAGGCTGCTGAACAGGGATTCTTAAAGGCTGAGAACATCATCAAGACTAACAAGATTACCCGTGACAAGGTAAAAAGTAGTATTGATGAGAAGACTGATTCAAGTGATATTCAGAATATCATGGAAGAAATTGTTGCAGAAATTAACGATTTTAAACCAATCGTTACTGCAACCTCTATTCCTAATAAAGTAGTGGTGACACAAAGTAATGTTAAAAATATGGACGCTAACAATGAACTTTTGTCAGTAGTATGTACCAAGTTGGGCATACCTGGCGATTCTAACATTGTCGCTGTCAATGACAAACTTGCGGAGATTCTTGCAGCAAACAACAAGGTAACTGCACTCAGTAAGGACGTTGAGGCACTGACAATTAAGAAGACTGGCTTGGAGACTCAGGTGCAGAATCTTACATCTCAGCTTACTCAGGTTCAGTCTGAGTTGAAAGCTTATCAGGATGCTGAGAAGGCTGCAAAGGATGCTGAGATTGAGGCATTTGTATCTGACGCTGTAAAGGCTGGTAAGATTAAGGAGGATGTTAAGGACAAGTGGATCGCAATGGCTCAGAGCAATTTTGAGTTGGTTAAGGATACACTTAACGACATTCAGGGAGTTGATAAAATCTCTGACGCTATTGCATCTGATGGTGCAAATGTTAAGGGCGCTCAGGAAGGAAAGACTCAGGCAGAGCTTGAAGTGGAAGCACGCATTAAGAGTGCTGTCGGTGAGGATTTCGCTTTTAAGAAACTTTAATTTGTAACAGAAGATGGCAACATTTAATTTTGCACAGAATGGCTATGATGGTGAGGTTCTGGAAGACCTTCTCACCTATACCGCGCAGGGCAATGATACCTATAAGCATGGCTTGATTCATGTCCACACAGGCATCCAGCACAAGTATACCATTCCACAGATTCAGTTGGGTACAATCGTTCAGGACAATGCTGCAACTCCAACAGCACCTGCCACTAAGAACGGTATCAGCGCTGATTCACTTGGTACTTATACTTTCACAGAGCGCTTTTTGGAGCCAAAGGACTTTATGATTTACTTGGAGTTCAACCCACGCGACTACGAGAAATACTGGAAGTTCGCTCAGCCAGAGGGTCCATTGGTATTCCGTAACCTCGACCCACGTCTTCAGGCTAAGATGCTTCGTCTGTTGATCGAGAACAAGAACACCTACATTGGTGATGCAATTTGGCTTTCTGCTAAGACTGCAACAGCTGCTAAGATCAACAAGCCTGAAAGTCAGACTGTAATCGGTGGTAACGATTCATTCGGTCCGCTGAAGTATTTTGATGGCGCAATGGCTCGTTTGGTTTACAATGTAGCCGCAGCTGCTGGCTCTGAGGAGGCACTTGGCGGTAAGGTAACTCTTGCTGGTAGCACAGCTCTCTCAGGCGGTGCTCAGGTTGAGACTGCACTGTATACTATGTGGCAGCAGTGTCCAAAGCAGATCCGTAACAACCCTAACCTGAGATTCATTACAAGCTGGGATGTTTGGGATGCTTACGACAAGTACGTTACAAGCAAGGACTTCAAGTACAGCGACAACACTAAGGTGAACGATTATCGCTTCAAGGGCAAGGAGATTATTCCAATCGTAGGCTTGCCAGAGAACACAATCATCCTTGGTGTATTCTCAAAGGGTACTGACTCTAACTTGTGGATGGGTATCGACTATGCAAATGACGAGAACATCGTTAAGATCGATCGCCTTCAGAACAACTCTGAGCTGTACTTCTTCCAGATGCGCTTGAAGATGGATGTGAACATCGTCCGTCCAAAGGAAATCGTTCTGTGGACGAATTACACATATACTCCGGGCGCGTAATCACGGCGGTACTTTTTCATTATAGATTCAAGAAAGGGGAGTGGAGCAGTTACTCCATTTCCCTTTATTTTTAAAACATTAAACATACAATAATATGACTATTGGTGGTAACAAGGCTGAAGACACTAAGCCTGAAGTAGAACAGTCAAACATCATCGGCGACGAGGCTCCAAAGGCTGAGGGCGATGCAGTGAAGGATACTGACAATGAAACAGGTGAGAAAGTCCCTGAAAAGAAAGAGAAGGGCGGCAAGAAAGAAAAAGCTGAGAAGAAGACAGGCGAGGTAGAGCTGATTGACAGTGAGGCTGCTATATGCAAGCTCTATCCGGAATATAAGGAGCTGTATTTCAATGGCAAGGGTGGCGTGTTCGCTCCAGATACGACTCCAAAGGTTGTCTTGGCACAGTGTCATCTTGTCAAGAATCCTTACTTCAAGGGCTAACATTACAAATAATATTAACAATAAAATCTATAAGATATGGCACTTGGTGGCGTTTTTATGACCGACTCTGACGGTAACATGGGTTCGACCAACACGGCGGCTAACGTAGCTGTATCAGGCTTGTTGTTCGATATTTCGGGACAGGAAAACTTTTGGACTATGGGTGCGGGCGCACTCTATAAGGAAAAGTTGGACGGTACTATTATCGAGTTGACATCACTTGATCAGTGCGCAGACTATGGTATTTTCCCATATACAGAGGGTGACGAGGATACCGATCTTTTGAAGGGCATTCCTTATTACCATATCAATCATTTCTTCAAGATCAATCAGGGAACAGGTCGCTTGTTCGTGATGTTCGCTGATTGTAGCGAGAACTGGAACGCAATCCAGAACATGCAACATGCTACACATGGCATCATGTACCAGCTTGGTGTTTGGACTGAGCAGAACCTATGGGAGGAGCGCGATCCTGATGCAGACTACTATGCAGTAAATCTGATTTCGGAGAT